GAATGATGATATTCATTGCGCTCGTCAACAATTAATACCTTTGAAATCGCAAATAGTTGTTGGTGTTGATTATGGCTTAACACCTGGAGCTATATTTTTACAAATGGATGCTGCCGGAACCATTATTTCACCAGCTGAGTTAACTTTGACAGATGCGGGCGTTATAAGGCTTGCTGATGCCATTAAAGCAACAATAGCTAAAAGGTTTCCTGATCATCAGAGTAATGAAGATGTTGTTATATACGGTGATCCTGCTGGCAATAATAGATCGGCCAATGACGAGAAAGCCGCAATCGATATCTTAAGAGCGCATACAGGTTACCGTTGTTATGCAGCACCTACTAATGCTACTGAAATACGTTTAGAGGCAGTTAGAAGAGGGCTTACAAGATTGGTTGATGGTAAACCTGGATTTATGATCGATAGTTCTTGCAAGATGCTTAGAAAGGGATTTAACGGCAAATATTATTATAAAAAAGTTAGAGGTAATGACGGTAATTTTGAAAACGAACCATACAAAAATGGTTATAGCCATATTCAAGATGCTTTGCAGTATGGTTTGTTAGGTCTTGGGCAAGCTAAGGAGCTTATTAAAACGCCATCACAATATGGATCATCCCAAAGTGATGCAATGTGGCAACAGCTAAATCAACAATTAAAAGTGGAATTCGATAGTTGGGGAATATAAAAATAGAAGCTGCCACAGAAGATAAGGTTGTATTTACAACTTCTAACATGTCTTCAGTTGACTTATTGGAATTAGGGCAGATATCCTTTGTTAAAGATAAAATGTTAATTGGTCAAGCTTTATTTCAAGTTTGTCAGGAATCTGGTTATTCATGGATTTTTAGTAGAGATGATCAACCAATAGCATTTTATGGATGCCACCAAGTTATGCCGGATATTTGGGCAGTATGTGGGTTTAGAACTGATGATTTTTATAAAGTCAAATTTACGGTTACTAGGTTTATTAAAAAAAGAATTATCCCAATCCTTATGTCAGTTGGTGCAAGAAAAGTAATTTCCTTGGTTAGAGGAAATGGCAATGAATGGTTGCAAAGCCTTGGTGCTAAACACTTAGCGACTTATAAGGAATGGGGTCAAGATGGTTCTGATTATACGATGTTATGCTGGGATAGAAAGGATTTCTTAAAATGAGTTCTGTTGGTAGCGTCCTTGGATTAAAAAAGATAAAACCTCCTGCACCTCCTACACCTCCTGGCCCTAATCAAGCTGATGTTATTGCAGCGGAACAAGAACAACGCCGTTTGGCCTTAAATGCCAAGGGTAGGTCTTCAACTCTTTTGAATGGTTTCGGTGGCGATAAAACTGCGGCACAAACAGCTAGGAAGACACTCTTAGGAACTTAAGAATGGCACTTGAGAAAGCGCAAGCTTTAATTAACAGGTTCAATAAATTAAAAAGCGAGCGATATAATTATGATCAGCATTGGCAAGAGATTGCGGAATTAGTTGATCCTTTCCGTGCTGATTTCACTGTTCAAAGAACTCCTGGAGAGAAAAGAACCAGCAAGGTATTCGATGGTACTGCTATGTATTCGGCAGATAACTTAGCAGATAGCATGTGGTCTTTAACCATTAATAGCGCAACAAAATGGTTTGCCTTAGAAACAACAGATTCAGATTTAAATGATTTAGACGAAGTAAAGCGTTGGTTTGAAGATTGCGCTAACCGTATGATGAGCCAATTCGGTCAAAATAGTGGTAGATTTTATTCAGCTGCAATGGAAATGTACCGTGATATGGGTTTGTTTGGTACAGGAGTATTATACCTAGAGGAGAGGCCAGAACAAAAGCTTTTAATGTGGCGTTGCTTCTCTATTAAGGATTGTTATCCAACAGAAAATTATTATGGAAATATAGATGGTTTATTCCGTCCATTTAAAACAACTTACAGACAAGCCGTTCAAAAATGGAAAGATACTGTTTCCAAAGAGGTTTTAGATAAGGTTGAAACCAATCCTGATCAAATGCTAGATATTCTTCATGTTGTAGCCCCAAGAGTTGATATAGATGGTGTTAATTCAAATGATTTTGCCTCTGTTTACTTGGAATTAAAGAATAAAAACACATTAGAACAAGCAACCTACAAGAATTTTCCTTATTTCGTTCCTCGTTGGTCAACAAGAAGCGGCGGTATTTATGGTGATAGCCCTGCAATGAGGGCTTTGCCTGATATTAAGATGGTGAATCTGATGGAAAGGGACATGATTTTTGCATCAGAGCGTCAAACAAAAGGCATTTGGCTAGCCTCTGATGATCTGATCCCTAAGAAAATATCCTTACAAAATGGTCAGATTATCCCTGGAGCAGTTAAAGATGGCCGTCCTCAGATTATGGCACTTCCTCAGAATGGTGGTGACTTTAGGATAGGTCTTGAAACCTCGCAACAACGCCGCGACATGATTAAAGATTTCTTCTATGTCAATTTGCTTAATACTGCTGAAAACCCAAACATGACAGCAACAGAAACTATGATTAGGCAGCAAGAACAGCAAAGGCAAATGGCTCCTCATCTAGCAAGGCTTCACGCTGAATTTCTTGATCCTGTGATTAATAGAGTATTTGAATTGATGCTAGATGGGGGATATTTCAAACAAACGCCACAATCATTACGTGATTTAGGCATAAGACTTCGGGTCAACTATGTGTCGCCTTTGGCTCGTGCACAAAAGAGTGCTGATGGTTTGGCAGTGATCAATTCCTTGCAATCTGTTGGTGCGCTTGCCCAGTTAGATCCTGAAGTTATAGATAATATTGATCCTGATGGTGCTGCTAAGGCTATTTTTGAAGCCAATGGCATGCCACCAAGTGCTACCAGGTCACCGGATGAAATAGCAGATATAAGAGAACAGCGGGCACAAGCACAACAAGCGCAAGCCGCTGTTGCTGCTGCCCAACCGTTATCTAATGCTGCAAAGAATGTAGCTCAAGCTGATCAAATTAGCCAGGAGCCACAACGCAATGCAGCTTAAAAAGAAATTTGAAAATTTATATAGATTGCTTGGTTTTAGTGGTAATCCGACCCAAGCCGTCAAAATCGCCCAATATTACCATGATGTTTTTGATGGCGAGGCTGGTAAGCATGTTTTAGCTGATCTTGCTGATCGGTGCAAGGTCTGGGTAGTTGATGACACAAACCTAATGGATACACAGCGTACAGCCTTTAATGAAGGTCAGCGCAGTGTATTTCTGCATATTGCAGCTATGCGGGGTTTGAATAACAAGGATTATATAGAGTTTATTGATGAAGTAAGGAAGATTCTAAATGGAAACAGCGACAGCGGTAGTTGATTATAGTGATTCCCCTTTGTGGGAAGCTTTATTGTTTTTAATCCAAAGACAATTAGATAGGGCATCTCCTACGAGTATAATCGAAGCACAAGCCGACTTAAGAGATAAAATTTATAACTATTTAAATGTACCATCAAACGGAGCTACTGAATGAGTTTAGATAATACGCAGCAACCTATTGCAACGACACAACCTACTGTTAATCAGGGTCAAGTTAATTCCGGTATTGCGCCTTCGCAACCAACTGCGCCTAATTTATTATCTTCTAATCCTAGTCAAGTAGGTGGTTTGGGTGATTGGAAGGCTAGTTTAGACAGTGATATGCAGGTAGTGGCAAATAGTAAAGGTTGGAAGCATCCTAATGAAGCTATAAAAAGCTATGCAGAACTAGAAAAGACAATGGGAAGCCGTGGTACTAAACAAATATTCGTACCTAAAGAGGGCGCGCCAGAGTCAGAATGGAATGCTTATTATGAAAAGCTTGGCCGTCCACAAAAATCTGATGATTACAAATTTGAAAGATCAAAAGATTTTACATTTTATGATGAAACGGCGACTGCTGAATTCAAACAAATGGCCCATAAGGCTGGGCTTACCGATAAGCAAGCCAAAATGATTCATGATCAATTCTATGCTTATGAAAACAAACGTTATGCAGAGCAAAACGCTAAGCTTGAAAACCGTACCAATGAAATAGAAACCAATATGAAAAAAGAATGGGGTGCGGCTTACACGGACAAGATAGAAAAAGCAAAGGTTGTAGCAAATAAATATTTTGGCAAAAACCCTGAAGTTATTGATGCCTTGCATCAGGTTTTAGGTGAGGAGTTTTATAAGATGTTAGATGATTTATCTAAAGTTTCCATTGATCCTAAGATTATTACAGGCGGTTCTTCGCATAATTACAATTTAACACCTGAAGAAGCTTTAAGGGAAATTAAGAGATTACAAGGTGATGCGGAATTCGGTAAGAAATGGTTAGATAAAAATCATCCAGAACATGAATATTCTAAGAGTGAAATGACTCGTTTGAACAGATTAGCTTATCCAAGCTAATCTATAAAGTTTCTTTGGGCAAGCTGCTTAGCAGCCCCATCGTAAAGCTGTGATTCCAGCCGTTCGCGTGTACGTAACACGAAGTTGGAGGCCGTTTGATAGATGCGATAACCCTTAATTGGGCCGCGGCTTAGAGCGATAACCCCTACGAAAAAAGCAAACAATTATTATTAAACTTTTTTCTCGTAGGAGAATTTTATATGAGTTTTCAAGTAGATACAGCTTTTGTAAAGCAATATAGCAGTACCTTACAATATTTGGTACAGCAAAAAGGATCGCGTTTACGCGATTATGTTAGGGTTGAAGCCCTAACTGGTGAAGAAGCCTATTATGATCAAATCGGGGCAACTGATGCCCAGGAAAGATTTGTTCGTCATGCGGATAGCCCGTTGATTTCCACGCCTCATAGCAGACGCCGGGTCAATCAGCGCGATTTCGAATGGGGTGATTTAATTGATAACCAAGATAGAGTACGTTTATTAATTGATCCTACCTCTAGCTATTTGCAATCAGCTATGTGGTCATTAGCAAGACGAATGGATGATATTGTTATTGAGGCTGCCTCTGGTACATCTTTAACTGGTAAGAATGGTACTGTTTCGGTTCCATTGCCAGCTGGTCAAAAAATTGCAGTTGGTGCTGCTGGTTTAACATTGGCTAAATTATTGAGTGCCAAGGAAATACTTGATGGTGCTGATGTTGATCCAGACGAACCTCGTTATATTGCTTGTTCTGCCAAGCAAATTACCAATCTTTTAAATACAACCGAAGTAAAATCAGCAGACTATAATACCGTTAAAGCATTGGTTCAAGGACAGATTGATACATTTGTTGGATTTAAATTTATCAGAACACAACGATTAGCTGTTGATGGTGCTGCCAGTAGACTTGTGATTGCTTGGGCCAAAACAGGATTATTATTGGCGATTGGCAAAGACATAAACGGTCAAATTGCCCCTCGTCCTGATAAAAGCTTCTCAACCTACGTTTATGCCTGCTTATCTTGTGCAGCTACTCGCATGGAAGAAGCTAAAATTGTTGAAATCGCTTGTTTAGAATAAAGGTGAAAAATGTCTACTTATTACGGTACACAAATGTCGATTATACGCACTACTACTAACAAGCCTGAAGTTGCGGATGTGGGTGGACGGGTTCGTTGTTTTAATGAAACTGTAACCTTAGCTACCCAAACCACTAGTGATACGATTGAAATTGGAATATTGCCAATTGGTGCAAGGTTCTTATACGGTATTTATAACTCAACCGTTAGCCTTGGTGGTACTGCCACTATTGCTATTGGTATCAGTGGAAGCACAGCAAAATATTTAGCTGCAACTGCTTATACTGCAACGAATACCCCTACCTTGTTTGGTAAAACGGCAGCTGTTGGCGTTAAGTTAACTGCACAAGAAATTGTGTTTATAACCATCGCAGCAGCTTCTTTACCCGCTTCTGGTACGGTCAATATTCAGTTGTTTTATACGGTAGATTAAAGAAGGGAGGGGGTTTAAAAGCCCCCTCTTCAAACCATGTCTGATCCAGTTAAAATATGCAATCTTGCTTTAGGACTTTTAAGTCAGAAGTCGATAGCAAACTTATCTGACAACAGTTTAGAAGCAAAGGTTTGTAATATTTATTATGAACAGGTCGTTGATGCTGTGTTGCGTTCTAATGATTGGAATTCAGCTATGTGTCAAGCATTGCTGCCAGCAGAAGCAACAGCACCTATTTGGGAATACGCTAATCAATATCCCTTACCATCAGGAACTGATCCGCTTTATCCTTATTGTCTTCGGGTTATTAAATTGGAAGCGGGGAATGATTGGGAAGTTAGGGGAAGAAAGATATTAACGGATTATTCCTCACCTCTAAAGATTACTTATATCGGACGTGTCAAAGAAGATTTATTTGATCCGATGCTTGTTGATGCTATCGCAGCCTCTTTAGCTGTAAAGATGGCTAATAAGTTTACAGAAAGCGGAGCTAAGGTTCAACTTGCTGAATCATTGCGTTTAAGTATCACACAAGATGCCAGAATAATTGATTCAAAAGAAAGCCGTGACAGCATTATTGATTCAAGCAACTGGATAAATTCGAGATATTAGATGACCACATTAACACCTATCTTTGCATCTTTTAATGGCGGTGAGTGGGCAGAAGAGCTTTGGGGCAGGTCTGATATTCAAAAATATCCCAACGCCGCTGAAATACAAAAGAATTTTATTTCATTACCCGCAGGTTCTTTAAAGCCAAGACCAGGTACTTCTTATGTAACGCCAACAAAAGATAATTTAATCGGAAGAATGATACCTTTCGAGTTCTCTCTTACCCAAGCTTATGGCTTGGAATTTACAAATTTAAAAATGAGGGTTTTTAAAGATAATGGGATTGTTGAAGTTACAATAAGAGTTCCTTATGAACTTACTACACCTTATGCTGAAAGTGTTCTTTCTAATATCAAGTGGGCGCAATCAAACGATGTTCTTTATCTTGTCAACCCTAACGTAGCCCCTCAGAAATTAACAAGGACAGGGCATACAAGCTGGACAATCACACCGATTGATTTTCAAGATGGGCCTTATCTTGATGTTAATGTTTCAGCAACTACTTTCACGCCCGCTGCAACCACTGGAACGGGTATTAATTTAACCGCCTCAACAGCTACATTCGCAACAACCGATGTGGGTCGTCATGTCAGAATTAAGCATGGCAGTACATGGGGTTGGGCTATTATCACAGCGTTTACGAGTACCACGGTTGTTGTTATCACTATTAAAAGTGCATTTGGAGCAACAACGGCTTCAAAAGATTGGCGTTTAGGCGCTTGGTCAGATACTTTAGGCTGGCCGTCCGTTTGCATATTTTATGAACAAAGATTGTTTTTTGCCAATTCAGCTACCTTACCACAAACATTATGGGGCAGTGAGACAGGAAACTTTGAAAGTTTTTCCCCTTCAAAATTTGATAATACGATTGTTGATAGCAATGCAATTACCTATACGATTGATGATAACCAAGTTCACAATATTCAGTGGTTATCTTCCTCAGAAAAGCTAACGATAGGAACGTCATCCGGTGAATTTGCGGCGCAAGCATCCACTTTAAATGAAGCCTTAACACCTAATAATATAACCATCCGCAACAAAAGCCGCATTGGATCAGCTAATGTTTTGCCTGTTTTAATAGAGCAATCAACTATCTTTGTGCAAACAGCAGGTAAATCTATGTATGAATTTGTCTTTGATGATATTAATAGCATTGTAAACAGCACAGAAGTTAGTATTTTTTCTAGGCATATGATCCGTAGTGGGATTAAAGAAATAACCTATCAAAAGAAGCCTTATTCTTTGATTTGGGGATGCTGCAATGATGGTTCACTATTTG